AATCGTATTCAGCAGACATGAACTGTCCAACGTCTTCGTCACGAGAACAATAGCCGTATTCAATAATGCTTCCATTGCCATACCACCAAGCCTTAACGTTGTCTACGGAACGCAGGATTGCGTCTACAATCAACTGTGCGTAACGTACCTGTGTACGGATAATAAGCGAACGACGTAGTTCCGGCAGCGATGTACGGATCAACAAGCTTCTATGGCCCGGATACATAAGGCTTAATTGATGTACGTGATAGGCAAGAAGCTCTGATTTACCACCGCCGGCTGCACCACCGTATAAAAGCCAGTCAACTTTCTTTAATAACGCATTAGCTCTTAGCTGACGTTCGTTACCTTGCAACGACCAAGCAGTAAGGTCTTCTTCAAGTAGCTTGAGATACTCATCCTGCTCCCTTGTTGAAAGCTGGTTAAACTCGTCATCTGATAACAGAAGACTCATGCGTCACCGGCAACAGCCCTTAAACCACCCTCAACACGACGTTTAGCCTCAAGACGTAGTTCTTCTAACCTGGATTGACGTGTTTCCGGAGTTTCATTTTGTGTACCGGAAATAGTAGTAGCCTGGTTCATTTCAAGACGAAGAATGTCATGCCAGATCTTTGCAATCTTTGTTGCTTCTTCAGCGTTCTTGATTTCCCATTCGCCACCCAAAACACGCAAAGCATGGTCCATCATGATACCAATAGCAAGTTTAGGCAGATCTTCTCTGTCAACACCTTCAGCGAGCTTTGACATACCCAGTTTTTTGAGCTGTTCTTGAGCTGTAAGGATTTCTTTGCTGTAGCCGGCGCGAACATGTTTGTCACGCTTTTTGTTTTCTTCACGTGCAATAGTGGCTTTTCGAGCGTTCTCGGCAGCATTCTCAGGCGTAAAAGCATACGGCAGAATGTTATTGATTCTTTGCTGTCTAATTTCTTCGTCTGATGATTGTGCCATGTTATTCCGATTTAGCTGATTGCTCGTAAATGTTTTTCCAAATTTGCATTGATAGCTCTGAAACACCCTGAATAGCAGCATGTTCTTCTGAAGTTATAGTTCCAGCGTCGTATGCCATTTTTCCGAGGTTCATAACATATGAACACCCCATAAATATAGCAGAAGCTATGTGTTCAGGCAATGGATCAGGCCACCCGGCAGACAGTAAACCTGCTAGCGCTTGTGCGGATATTGTTGTATCCGGTGCAGCTATCGTTGAAGATAACAACAGTTTTGTTTGTTTAGGTGTTGTGTATTTAGTTTCCATCTTAAATGTCCTGGATCTCTCCAATTTCGGGTTGGAATGGGACTCCCAACTTGATTGCCAATGACTCAATCTCAGGCCAAAGGAAGTTGTAAGCGGCGATAACAACATCTCCGGTTGTTTCCCATCGTTCGGCATAAACTGCTTCAAGTTCATCGTCGGAAACGTCTTTGTCGGTGTAGTCGTTAAGTTCGAGCCATTCGATGGCTTTATTGGCGGCATCAACGGATCGTCCAAGGAATTCTTCCCAAACGAGTTGTTTATGAGCGGTTTCTTCGTCAAACGGTTCTGGCGAATAGTTTCCCTTTGCCATGGTGATAATCCTCCATACATTCCAGCAGTGTCCTCTACTGCCGGAAAACTTAGTGCGTATTCAAGACATTCTTGTTTTACTGGGCATTCATTACATATTGCTCGTGCTTGAGCAAAAAAGTCTTTTCCTTGTGGGTCCGAAGGAAACCAGATGTTGGTATCCAACCCCCTACAACTAGCATCCTGCAACCAATTAGAACGGCTCTTCGTCATCTGATTGTGGGGCTGAGGTCTTGCGAGCCGCCGGCATAGTCGTGGTTGTAGGGATTTCAAACCGTAGGCTCAGCCCACAATCATCGACCAGTACTTCCATATTGGACTTTGTTTCACCACTTTTGGTCTTGTATGAGTCAAGTTTGTATCTGCCTGTAACCACGACACGGTTTCCTTTGGCGAAGATCGAAGCAATGTTCTCAGCTTGAGCGCCCCAGGCAACGCACCGGTGCCAAGTTGTCTCTGTTTCCTCACCGTTCTTACGGGTGTCAGCTACGCTAAAGCGTACTTTAGCCTTGCCTGATGGTGTAAAGGTTAGTTCCGGATCTTGTCCGAGGTTGCCTACGATTGTGATTAAGTTCATTGTTCCTCCTGGGGGTTATCTATTTTTATCACATCAGTGTTGGAATTTGGGGCATTCCAGTATTCGTCCCCCCAAATATAGGAAGGATGCATACCAAGACGAGTACAAACTCTATCTGCAGTATAGAACCTAATTCCTTGTTTCTTGCGCCATCCACGTAATACGTCACGTGTCACACCAATAGATCGGGCATATTGGAATTCATCATGCTCCGGATCACGGGTGATGCGTTCAAATGGCTCAAAAGAGAGCAATGGCTCCTTAACGGTCATCGGGAGAACTCGTCCTTTGCCTTGAAGTATTTATCCTGAAGTTCAAAGACTTTGCGCCATGTAGCTATATCATTAGGGTTTTCAATAAGCATTGTAATAGCGTAGTTAAGGTTGTCAGCAATTAGTTCCCAATTGATACCACCCCAGTGGTTTGTCCGGGGTTTGTTCATCTTGTTCAGCATTTTCTCTTGCTGGATATTCTCGTGATGAGCAATAGCTTTTTCCTGTGCCTTGCGGATTTCGTACCAATCAGCCACGTTCCCACCCTATATTGCTAGCCCGCCAGTTAGTTGGAGAGTCATTGGACTCTACAGCTAGACGGTGATCATGGTCCTCGTACAACCGGACAATGTGGAGACATGGATCGCCGCCGTCTGCCCAGTCTTCTTCTTCATCTGCAGTAAGGGGCAGACCATCGTGGATGTAGCAGATAGCGGGACCGCAGTAACCCATTTCCCAGCCATAACGCAACCATTCTTCATGGTCCAACGCAACTGTAATGACTTGATTATCATTCACCAAACACCCCCTTCAGGATCCTTGTCTTTGGGCTTTGAGACTGGAGTTGTTCCATCCCACCTAATAATGTCTTCCATAGCAGCTCCTCTGCAGTAGTAAGTGTCATTGTGAACAATACAGGCGATTCACCTGTTTGTCAACACTATTTAGAAATTATTTTTTAGGTCGACGTGGAGGACGTGGAGGACGTGGAGGTGTTGTTGCAAATGGTGGTCGAGGAACTTGACGAGGAGCTGGGGGTACATTAAGAGGTGGTTGTGGAGGACGTGGAGGAGGCGGTGGCAACGATGGACGAGGGACCTGACGAGGAGCAGGCGGTATATTAAGAGTTTCTCTATAACCTGATGGGGGTGGTCGTGGAGGACTAGCCGGTTTATTTGCTATTGCTCTCTTTTCAATTGCTACCCTGGCTGCTCTCATTTTTTCTATATCTTTTTGGAGTGGGCGAGGTATCAGCTTGTCTCTAGCTGCTTGTATTGCTGCCTGACGTTCCGCTATGTTTTTACGCATTTCTTTTGTTTGAGCTCTAGTCCTTTTAGGTGGTCTTGGAACGTCAGGGTTGGCACGATAATAACTCTTTAAACCTTGAGCCGAATTAACAATAGCTTTGCTAGCTATTGCACCACCTACTGCGCTACCTACAGCGCCGGCGATCTGGCCCTTGCTCATAGGGTTAATACCCATAGAAGTACTTAAAGGAGTACCACTGCCGGCGAAAGCATCCGTTGCACTCTTCACCTTAGTCTTGGCATCAGAAGAAAAACGATTCTTTGCCTTTGATTTAGCCAAACCTTTAGCAGCAGTACCCTTAGTAGTAAATGCTTCAGTAGGTTTCTTTTTAGATTCTTTCCACTTGCTTGGATCGCCATAGTCGTTTGCCATATCAAATATAATAACATTTTCTTGGTCCACAGGTTGCAATCGACACACACAGGGTGTAATCTCTACCTACAACTTACAGACTCATGGCTGTATCACTGTTGCAAGTGACGGGGCACTCATACTAGGGAACTAGGGTAGATGAACCCTGCAATCAAGCTAACGACGAGACATACGTTTTCCCCTATTGCGTCAGAGGTTCAAGCAGCGTTATGAACGTCATCTCATTAAATATTCCGGTGTCGGCTAAAAGAATTTGGCTACGGCGACCATCTACACATGTAGTAAACCGTGGGGGGAGCTAATAAACCCACGCCCGTG